TGTTGATGAATGGAAAAAAGCATTCATGAAGATAGCAGATGCTCAAGATAAGTATCCAGAAATAAAAGGATTGAAACTTTCAAATCCAAGAGATGTTGCAAAAATTCATATGTTTGTCAAGAAATTGGGAATAAAAGAAAAATCTATTGACATTATGCTTGCAGATGCAAATTCAAGACATTTACCTAATATCATGTTTGACATCACTATGAAAGATGCAAATGATATTGAACAGTATATGCCGAAATTGATAAAAGCAGGATATGATGCTAAAAATATTCATCTTACATGGGTTTTGACAAATTATGCAGTTGCGATTGTCAACAATCAAAATCGTGAAAGAGTTGTTGCAGATGATATTATGCTCCTTTCTCATGAAGGTGCAGCCACAAGCATGTATGAAGTGATTAAAGGCAAACTTCCAAAAGGTTTAAATGGTAGTGTTCGGGTAATTCTTAATAATAGAGATAACACTATTCCTTATGTTGACCCTGACACAAAGAAGCCAATGAAAACATCTCAGGGAAATATCCTTATTAAAGATTTTACCTATCTAACCATCAAGAAAGAAGGAAAAACTATCGGCCCAGAAATGGATGTTAAACGACAACTTTTGGGTTGGATTGCCGCCAATGTTCCAAAGACCAAACTCACAAGAGACATGATGGGTGTTGATCCAGAACTTTTAGATAATTTTAAATTATTTGACAAAAAAACTTGACATTCAACACATTTCTGTGATACAATATAAGTGTAAGTGAGAAAGGAATCAATACATGACATCAAAGACATTAAAAGACATGAGGAAAGAACTTCTGGATAAGTATTCGGGAAAGATAACTGGATATGAGCATTTAGATGATGGAACTGGCGATTACGCAAGAACTATTCCAAAGGATTCTGAAAAAGAATCTGAAGAAACTTTGGAAAAAACTTGACATCCTTGTCAGAAGCTAGTATAATATAAGTAAAGAGTGAGAAAGTAAACCTTTCAACAATAAATTATTATGAAACATAAGACAACTTCCCTAATAGAACAGAAATCTCTTCTTGCCAAACTGATGGCTGCAGAGAACATTACTGTTGAACACAAGAAAATTCCTACCGCAGCATTCGATGTAAAAAATCGTGTTCTGTACCTACCTATCCTAAAATGGAAGCCTGGTTCTGAGGTCTATGACCTTTTTTGTGCCCACGAAGTTGGACACGCACTTTGGACTCCCGAAGATGGATGGCATTCTTCTATAAGTAAAAAAGGAAAAGGTTTCAAATCTTTTCTGAACGTTATTGAAGATGCAAGAATCGAAAAGAAAATCAAGAGAAAGTTTGCTGGTGCTCGTAAATCAATGATTGAAGGGTACAAGAGTTTGATGAATGAAGATTTTTTCGGATTGAGAAAGATGGGGGTTGACCCTAACGATCTTGGTCTGATTGATCGTATTAATTTATATACCAAAGCAGGAACTTCTTACGGAATCGAATTTACCGATGAGGAAAAAGTTTGGGTTAATCGTATTGAAAGAACCGAATCTTGGGAAGAAGTAGTTGAAGTTTGTGATGAACTTTATGAGTATTGCAAAGAAAACGAATCGGAAACTGATAACAGTTACGGCGAATTTGGTGAAGATGATGAAGAAGATTCTGAATGGAATGAGGACTATGACCCTAGTGATTATGAAGATTCTGAACATACAGAATCGGAAGAAAGTTCAGGTGCATCTGGTGATGATTCTGAAGAAAATGAAGATGGTTCTGAAGAAGATGGTTCTGAAAACAAATCAAAAGAAGGAAAATCTTCTGATGAAGAAAATGAAAAAGAATCTTCCAAGAAAACTACTTCTAGTGGATTTGAAGGTGGTGTTGGAGATGCTTTTGGCGATAGAGAAAATATGTCTACGGGGCCAAGTTCACTTACTGATGAAGAGTTTCGTAAGAGAGAAGAAGAATTTGCAGATATGGGTGAAGATACAGATCTTCCTCTCTATTTGACTTTTCCTAAAATTAATACAGATTCAATGGTAGTTGATTTCAAGAAAACTCTTGAAGAGTGTAATAAGTATTATGATGCTCAAGATGGTGCAAATGAATTTGGAATGAAACTTTTGAAAAGGTTCAAGTCCACAAACAATAAGATGATTAATTACATGGTCAAAGAGTTTGAAATGAAGAAAGCCGCAGATATTCATCGAAGGGCATATAATTCAAAAAAAGGAACTCTTGACATGAATAAGATTCATGAATATAAGTATAGTGAAAATCTGTTTCAGCAAATCACAAATTTGCCTGAAGGAAAGAATCACGGTATGGTTATGTTCATTGATTGGTCTGGTTCCATGCATAATTACATGAAAGAAACTATTGAACAATTGATTAACTTGACAATGTTCTGCTCGAAAGTTCAGATTCCGTTTGAAGTTTATGCTTTTTCTGATCATTATCGTGATTGGAAAGATTCGGAAAATGATTATTATCGTGAACAAAATAGAAATAATCTTTATGATGTAACAGCCCTAGGAAAGAAAGTTGCAAATTACAAAAAGAATAATATTGTAGTTTCAAGTGGTTTTCGTTTGATGAATCTTTTTTCTTCAAGAATGAAAAATCGTGATTTGAACAACGGATATCAAAACCTTCTTATGATTGCAGAAGGATTTAGTGGTCGTTATCATAATTATTATAGTAGTGAACATCGTTATTTTGGAATGCCTAATAATTTTTCACTTGGCGGAACTCCGTTAAATGATACAATTGTTGTTGCAAAATCTGTGATTGAAGAGTTCAAAATGAAAACAAAAGTTCAAATTGTTAATGCAATATTTTTGACTGATGGTCAAAGTAATCAACAAAATGAATTTTTGAATTCCGCCAACGAAGTTGAAAGATTTAATAGGTATTCAGTTCATATTGATGACCCTGTAACTCGTATGAGAGTTTTTCCTGAAGATGTTGAAAGGTCTAATCATAAAGTAACTTCACTTCTTTTACTTGCACTAAAGCGGTCATTGGGAATAAATCTTCTTGGATTTTTCCTGACCTCTGGTTCTGGAAGAAGAAATATCGGAAATTTAAGTTATGCAATGTCACGTTATCCTACTGACGAAGATGCTGCAAAGTTTCGCAAGGAAAAGTTCTTGATCGAAACAGAAACAGCCTATGATGAACTTTATATTATCAATACCAAAGGTCTTGAAATTGATGAAGTTGACCATATGGATTCAGTTCAAGTCGGATCTTCCAAAGCGGAAATTCGGAAAGCACTGAAAAAGAATACCAAAGGAAAGTTGCAAAATCGCATTCTTCTTAACGCATTTATCGAAAAAGTTGCGTGAAAAAACTTGACATTCCTGTCAAAATTTGGTATAATATAATTATGGAAATGAGAAAAGATGACTTTTCTCTAATGTGAACCCTCCTAATGGAGATTTGTTATGAGTAATTTGACTGACAAGAGAGCTGAAATTGTCAAGGGTCTGGAAAAAGTTTTTCCTGACCGTGAAGCTTCGATGAAACAATTAATGGAATGGGCAGAAAACGAAGGTTTTTCTAAGTATGCACCATCATTCATTTGGAAACCTGAAAATAAAGTACGAAGGGGTATATTTCGTATTCCTGAAAATGGTGTAAATGATTCAATGGTTGAATTTATGCCTATGGCAACAGAAGAAAAGAAAGAAGTTTCTTTGGCAACTAATGTTATTGAATTCCCTAAAAATGTAACGGAATCTTATGTTCCTGCAAAAGTTGGGAATTATGTAAAGTTTGGTCATTACAACGATGTAAAGACCATCAAAAAATCTGGACAATTTTATCCTGTCTTCATTACTGGTCTTTCTGGAAACGGAAAAACCATGATGATTGAACAAGTTCATGCGGAACTGAAGAAAGAACTTTTTCGTGTGAACATTACTATTGAAACTGATGAGGATGATTTGATTGGTCATTATGCATTGATTGATGGTAGAACTGTTTGGCAAGACGGGCCAGTTGTTCTTGCAATGGAACGTGGTGCGACTCTTCTTCTCGATGAAGTTGACCTTGCATCAAACAAAATTATGTGTCTCCAACCTGTTCTGGAAGGAAATCCACTTCTGATTAAAAAAGAAGGAAGGATTGTCCGTCCTAAGGCTGGTTTCTCAGTCATGGCGACTGCTAACACTAAGGGTAAGGGTTCAGAAGATGGTCGGTTCATTGGAACTAACATTCTGAACGAAGCTTTCCTTGAAAGATTTCCGATTACAGT